TTAGTAATCGTGAGTGATCGGTCGGATGTCCGCCGATGACCGCCGGAGGCGGTTGCCCTCCGGGTGACGGACACGGGTGTAGGGTTTATGTGTGTAGGATTAGTGATATAAATTTTCTAGAAATTTTTCTAGAAAAAGTATTGAAATATTTCTAGAAAAGTGGTATTGTAATATCAGAAACAAGGAAAACCAATAATACAAAATAGAAATGGAGGAAACAAAAAATGAAAGAAATTAAGAGACAAAGTGGCTATGAAGTTGTAGTAACAAAATATGGAAAAGAGATTTTCAGATATAAAGTTGAGTCATTATTAACAGCAAATGGATTAGTAAAAACTTTCTGTTCACAAGCTATGAAAGAAAATAGTGAAATTTTCTTTTCCATTTATGAAAATGGAATAGAAATAGTAAATGGAGAACATTTTTCGGAAGATGCTTTTTATTACTACTCAGATCTTAGACCGGAAATATCTGCTACTTACAAGATGTCTTGCAATAGATAACATTAAAACTGCTGACCTATCGGCACTACGGGGAGAAAGGAACTACCATGAAAGTAGTAGATTTAGAGAAACTGTATACCTTACCAGCGAAACTTGATGAGATCCCCTTATATGCAAAACAGGAAGATACTGCCGGGAATATCCATATTTACGTGTATGATCATACGTCTCTTACGAATGGCTACGTTAAGAAGAATGCATTATGTGTACCAGTTCCGTACAAAGGTAATTTTGGTGTGGGCTTTACTGTAAACTTGCATAACAATATTTCTACACGTTACGCGTTGAAAGTTTATTATGTAGAAGTTCCGCATAACGTTATCTGTTCTGCTAACGATAATTGTACGTTGTGTCCATTGTATTATGGCGATGATCTTTTCGAAGATTGTCATTATTATGAAGAACGCGGTTGCTAATTGTAGAAAGGAGACTTGATGTGATAGTAAACGCTAATAGAGAGTTTAGAAAGAAACTTTCTGACTGCAAAAATTTGTTTCAAGTCGCATCTTATTGTTATAGTAGTAAAGATGTACGTATATACTTAGGTCGAGAACATATTATCTTTTCTGGAATTGGAAAAGATTTACTTGACTCTTATACGGTTAAAACATATGGAAAGTGTGCTGTTACTTATGTATACATTGATACGGACGGTGTGCGTATTGAATTAGAGAATAGAGGTTGAGAAATGAGAATAAAAGATATATTAAATAAAATAAAATCCGTACACATGATTACTGTACAAATCTACGCAAGATACCGTGTGTTTGGGGAATTGCAAGAAACAATTATTAGAAAATGGGAATGTAACGCGAATATAATGCGTGGTTTTAATGAAGAAGACCGTTGGTTACTATGCGAGGAAGTAGAGGGTATTATCATCAGTGATACAACTTTAATGATTTACATTAATGGGGAAGTGTCAAACGTATGAGAGTAAAAGATATATTGCCATATATTGACGATATCGTTGCTATCTATATAAACGATGAATTACAAGTTTCGTTTTGGTGTAGTAAAGGGAGATATGAAAGCAATTTGTATTGGTATTTAGACTGTAAAGTAATTGATATTAAAATAAAAGATGGTTATTTATCATTGGAGGTGGAATAATGCCGCAATCAAAAGACTACAGCATCTATCAAGAACTCGATCTTTCCATTGACCAGATCAAACGCGAACTTCCGCGCGTTGCGCAGGCGGCAAATAGCCGCCTTGCCAAACTGGAAAAAATTCACGCCCGCGACCAATGGGAGTACGGACGCGTAAAAGAATTTTTTGCTTCGCAAGGGCGTGAAAAAAATCGTTTCTTGAAAGGCGTTAAGCGTTCGGATGCATCCATTCGGCAGGAATGGGACACCATGGTTGCTTTTTTGAACGCACCAGAAACTACAGTAAGTGGTTATAAAATCGCAGAATTACAGCGGAGATTTGATAAATCTAAGAAAAAAATTAATGCGGTTGTAACAGAAGATAACTATAAAGACTTGTATCATTTTCTGTCATCAAATTTATACAGAAAGAATCTTCGCAAAGAACTTGCGTCCAATCAAATTATAGATGACTTTGTAGAAGAAATAGACGATCCTAAACTTGATTATAAGGATATTAAAAAAGATTATCAATTGTATCTCGATGGTTATATAACAAAAGAGGAATTGTTTGCGAAAAAACGAACAAAATTAAAGTAGGGAAAAAAATATGTATGAATTGGAAGTACCGATACAAGTAAATGGAACAGAAACTACAGAAATAGAAACAGTGTATTCATGTAATGATTTTCCATTTTCTGATTTCCAGACTTTGCGCGAATGCCGCAAGCGTGGAAGAAAGAAAAAACCTATCGTCTATTATGACGTGGAAATGGCGTTTGATATCGAGACAACTACGTTAGAAAAACTCGATTACGAACGCTATAACAAAACAGGTGAAAAAGTGGTAAAAGGTACAGCGTATATGTATCAATGGCAGTTCTGTTTGAAAGATACGGTATGCTTCGGTCGCACATGGAACGAGTTTCTTTCATTCTGCGAAAAACTGCATTTGTATTTGAAAACTTCTGATACGAAACGTGCTGTAGTATACGTTCATAATTTATCGTATGAATTTCAGTTTATGAAAGATTTCGTAGCATTTGACGAAATTTTTGCGCGGGATGCTCATAAAGTAATGAAATGTTATGCGTATAAATATGGGATTGAGTTTCGATGTTCCTACTTTCTCAGTAATATGTCTCTTTCAAAATTCTGTGAAAATAGTGAGGGAGTGTCTCACTATAAACTTGTTGATACGTATGATTACAAAAAACTACGTACACCAACAACACCTCTCACGGACGTTGAACAGGGATATTGCTATAATGATGTTCGCGGTCTCTGCGAGTGCATCCGCGCTGCGCGAAAAGAGGATAACCTTGCGGAAATCCCCCTTACCTCCACTGGCTACGTCCGCCGAGAATTCCGCCGTGCCATGCAGGCAGATAGCGGTTATTATCCGGGAGTATTTGCCGATCTGGCTTTGACGTTACCGCAGTACCAACTCTGTAAAGACGCGTTCCGCGGCGGCAACACGCACGCCAACCGCATCCACGCGGGGCACACGATCACCGCGAAAAAAGGGGAAAACGCAATCGTAATGGGAAGCATGGATATTTCCAGTAGCTACCCCGCGCAGATAGCAATGGGTTACTATCCCATGAGTGCGTTTCGGGCGGTTGAGATTACATCGCAAGAACAGTTTGACAATTTGTGTGCTACACGTTGTGTTATCATGCGGGTACAATTTGACAACTTGCGTATGAAAGAAAATATCCCCGTCCCGTATATCCCGCTGTCAAAGTGTCAGAAGCACGGGAAAGATTGTGTGATTGATAATGGACGCGTGTTGTCGATTGATTGCTGTGAAATAGCAATGACGGAAATCGACTTAGCAATCATAAGAAACCAGTATGCTTACGACTTTTTTACCGTGTCTGAGTGCTACGTAGCCGCGCGAGGAAAGTTACCGGACAGTATGCGTAATACCATGATGGCGTTTTTTATCGCAAAAAGCCGCTTAAAAGGAAACCCCGATAAAGTCTATGAGTATATGAAATCTAAGAATAAATTGAATAGCACGTTTGGAATGTGCGTTACCGATCTCTTACAGGACGAATGGGTAATGAACCAAACCACAGGGGAATGGTCAAGGGAAAAAGCGGACGCGGAAAAAGCACTGAACACGTATTACGATGGAAAGAATAGTTTTTTGCACTATCAATGGGGAATCTATGTTACCGCCAACGCAAGAAAGCAGTTACAAGATATGCTGGACGTGGTTGGAATGGATGTTGTTTACTGCGACACGGATAGCATCAAATTTTTACAACCGGAAGTACATATCCCGGAATTTGAAGCCAAAAACAAATTACTTTCCAAACGTGCGATTGATAATGACATTCCTGCGTTTTGTGACGTTGGTGACAACCGTTATATTCTCGGCGTTTGGGATATGGATGACCTCTATATCCAGTTTAAGACCCTTGGCGCGAAAAAATACTGCGGCGTTGAATGGGACGAAAAAGCGGCGCAATCTGGCAAAGACCCCGTGTGTTTTACGTCTACGGTCGCTGGCATGAATAAGAAACTTGGAGCGGAAAACTTAAAGTGCTGTAATAATTTCCGTCTCTGCCGCCGGATGGAAAATGTCGGACGAACGATAAGTTGCTTTAATAACACCAAACCGCATTACATCAAAGTCAACGGGGAAGAAATTTTGACAGCAAGTAACACCGGAATTATTGATACAACTTATACCTTAGGAGTATCAAATGAATACTATGAAGTGTTGGTAAACTCTCAAGACGGAGTGATACCGGAATAGGAGAATAAAATGAGATTTTTTATCTTTTTTATGTTACTTTTAATCGCAACGATCTGTGCTTTGCATGAAGAGGAAATAGAACTTGCTATTCTGCTTTTATTTTTGGATATATTTTTTCTTTTTCTTATTTAAAAAGTATTGACTTTCTGATAGAATAGTGATATTATAATACTTGTAATAAATAATAACCACATAAAGTAAAGGAGAAAAAACATGGTACGCACAAAAATTGAAAAATGGCAGTACGCTGTCATTGACAGAAAAACAAGACAGGAAATCGGTTTTTTCGAGTCTGACTCAGAATTAAAATCGCAGAAAGCCAAAAAAGATGCTGTCATCTCGGCAGGACTGCCGGAAGATTCCGTTTGCGTCTTAATTGACACGGTTTCCGCCCGCTACGAGATGGAGGACGAACAGTTCTTTGCCGAAGCAAAGAGACTGGACGATTAATCAGCGTACAACCGCGGTCTGGAAGTGACCAGATAAGACGGAAACGATCAAAGCAAAGCGCCGCGGTTCTGCATAGTAAAACAACTTAAATCAAAAAAGGAGAGAAAATCATGAGTAAAGCGAAAATGAGACTGAACAACGTAACTGTTAAATACGCAAAAGAGGAAGACGGCAAAAGCGTTCTTTCCGCTTCTATCTCTGCCGATCAGCAGAAAGCCATTTTTGAAAAAATCATCGAGGAGTTTGGGGAAGATGCCGCCGCAGAAGCAAAATGGATTCCTGCAAAAGAAACCGACGAAGCTGGACTTTACGTAAAAGCGCAGACCAACTATAAAGTAGCTTTTTACGAGGACAGCGTAGAGAGCGACACCGTTTCGAGCGTTGACGAACTCGGAAAAGGCGCAGTCGTTGACCTGTTAATCTCTATCGGAGAAACCAAGTTCCGAAGCGACAAGGGATTCACCGCATACCTTTCCGCGGTAAACGTTCATAAGTTCGGTGATGCCGAAAAGTTTAACCCATTTATGGAATAAGTAACCATGAACTGGGTACGCGCCCCGACTGGCGGACGGTAACTTGAGGATTTCGTTTACCTGTAGTTGATTGTTACTATATCTTGTGTTATAAAACTTCATTCCATACGTGTAAAGCTACGTTTTCCAGCGTAGCTTTTTTTTATACTTAGCGACGCTCTGCCTTTCACCGCCGTACATCCGCAGTCAAAACGTGCGATCATCGTGCGATAAACGTGAGATTGTCTGCGGTTTTGCTGGCGGGGAACTGGCGGTTAACATAGATTATGCGGGACGCGGTGCGCGGGTTGTGGAAATGCTAGAAAGGAGGAAGTGAAACAAAATGTTTCACGTGAAACAATGATTTTTTGGAATGATATCAAATGGGAAAAACTTTTTGCTAACTATGATGTGAAATTTGAGGCGATAGACGATAACGGGAAAGCGATTCACTATTACAATCCGATTCGGTTGTTTACGGAGCCGGACGTGGACGGGGAGTTCGCAGGCGTGGCAATTACGTGTTCCAACCGTAGCGCCGGAAAGACCAGTGCGTTTGCCGCGGCAAGCTGTATCTTGTGCAAAGAGTACGGATTGCAGACCGGATGGATTTTCCGGACGAAAGGGGAAATGACGGGAGCGGCGGCGATGTACGAGGATATGTTGCAAATGTATCCAAAATTGGGTAGTGTGATTACCTATAAAAATCTGGATAAGAATGGAAATGTCGTGCGGTATTTTCTGGACGGGGAGCCATTCGGATGTGCGTTTAGCTTTGGAAGTAAGATGGACAGCGTGAAAAAATTATCGCCGTATTTTCGGGATATTTACTTTTTGTTTTTTGACGAGTTTTCCATGGAGAGTGGACAGTACGTAAAAGGAGAGAGCGAAAAACTACAATCGTTGCTATTGACGATCAGCCGTGGAAACGGAAGTCAGTCCCGATGGTTTAAGCTGGTGATGGCATCGAATAATATTTCGCTACTTAATCCCTATTTTGTATTTTTTGGTATCCATAAGCGGTATCAGAAAGAAACCAAAATGATGCATGGAAGTGGTTTTGTGTGCGAATTTACGCACAATGACAGCGCTAGTAAGGCGATGTGGGAAAATACTGCTCTGAAAGCATTCCGCGGCGGACACTATATGAAGAGCATGAGTGTAGGAGATCAGATGTTGATTGATGATGCCGTGTTTGTGCAAAAGCCGACCGGACGGTCGCGGTATCTGTTTACGATCGAGCACAGCGGAAAAAGTTATGGTGTGTATGAGTATTACGAAGAGGGTTACATTTATATTACTCACAACTATAACCCGTCTTGTAATTTTGTCGCTGTATTTCGGGACGGTGATCACACACAGAACACGGTTATGTTGGAACACTATGATTATCTATTCGAAAATCTGGTTGACGCATACCGCAAAGCATACTTGCGATTTGACGATCTAGACAGCAAGAATATGGCGGTTGAGTTACTAGGGATTGATCTTTATAAATAGTTCGTGGGAGACGGACAAATGTACTTGACATACGGATAAAAAAGATGTATCATAAAAATACGGGGAAACCTTTTAAAAGGGATTGCCACGGTTGAGTAAACCGCCCTGTCCTTGGCAGGTCAAAAGGTTTCCTTGTTTTATGGACAGGAAGAAAGGAGCAGAGATGGCGAATATCGTTTTTAATATGATTGTCGGAATGATGAAAAAAGAAAATGCCTACCTTGCTTATACGGCACGTTATAGAGGGGATGAGAAAGACACGTTGATTCTCGTCCCACATGAAAATTATGAATCTCATATCCGTTACTTATGGGATTATTTTTTCATGGATGGCAACTCTTATAACAGTAAATCGCCAATCCGATTCATTCATAACTTTATTATGTGTGATAAAGTTAGTGAGATTGAGGACTGGTTGAAATGGAATGATACGGAGGTGGAAGAATGGATGTGACGATGGTAACACAGTTAATTGGCAGTCTCGGTTTTCCAATCGTTTGTTGCGGCGCGCTTTTTTGGTATCTGGTGAAAGAAAAAGACGCACACAAGGAAGAAATGGAAGAATTACGGAAAAGTGTAGAAGCGAATACAACCGCGATTAATTCGCTTTGCCAGCACTTAGGAGGTGGAAAGAATGAGTAAAATCGAAAACGCAGTTGCATGGGAGGAACAGATCGCCGCCGATGATAGCCACGGTTACTCACAGGTACACCGGAATGGACCTGATTATGATTGTTCATCATTTGTCGGAACGGCACTTGCACAAGCTGGGTTTCCAGTCAGTCCGTACAGTACCACAAGAAATCTCGGCGAACAGTTGGAAAGATCTGGTTTTGTAAAAGCTAAGAAACCGTGGCGGCGCGGTGATATCCACCTTGCGGCTGGTCATCATGTTACGATGTCGGTTGACGCGAACCGCATTGTCCACGCAAGCCAGTCGGAAAACGGCGGGATTGATGGGCAGGCGGGCGATCAGACCGGAAAAGAAATCTGCGTTCGGTCTTATTATGATCTCCCGTATGAGAATACCGTCCATTATCGGTATGCGGGAAAAAACGACAAACCACAGAACGTGATTGAAAGTTCAATCAAAGCAGAATCCGCGCGTAGTTTTGACCGGAAAATTGCAGGAGCGTATCATACCAATGATCGCTACAATCTGCGTGTTGGCGCGGGAATGGATAAAACGGTCATTTTAACGTTGCCGACCAGAACCAGTGTTAGAAACTACGGGTATTATACAGGAGAATGGTATCTGGTGAAAGCCGTAGTAAATGGCATCGTCTATACTGGTTACGTAGCAAAAGAGGGTTTAACCCGTGGCTGATCTGACGCTTGCTTACAATACCTGTATCGAGATTTGTAACAATCCAAACGTTGGATATTCCCAAACGTATCGTGAGGGTCAGACCGTAGGAGGTATTACCTACTATGATTGCTCCTCTCTCATGAGTTACTGTTGTACGGTCGGCGGGTTTTTAGCATCTAACCCGTGGTTTACGACTCGTAGCATGGACGGATATTTGATCGGTGCTGGATTCCAAAAAGGTACAGCCAATCAGCCATGGAAAAAAGGTGATATTTTATGGAGGAGCGGTCACACCGAAATGGTTTACAATCCCGCTGACGGCGGCGGTTATACGATGGGAGCGCACACCGACAGCTACCCACTGGACAGACAGGTGTCCATCAATACGTTTGTGTCGCCCTATAGTTCCTGGACGTATCTTTACCGATATCCGGTTGAGGTACAAAGCGGTATCAGCCAGTATGTAATTGCCGCCATCTGTGGCAACTTCTGGCAGGAATCCACAGTTAATCCCGGATTGTGGCAAGGCACGATTGTCGGCTCGCCCGGTTATGGTTTGGGTCAGTGGACAGATAATTCCTCTACCGACCGCCGGACGCGGTTGTTCCAATGGTTAGATTCCAACGGGTACAGCCGGGAAGATGGTAACGCACAGTTAGAATATCTGATTTATGAAAATGTTTGGTATTCGGTCGGCGCGGCTGGTGCTTACGAAAATTTGCAATCGTTTTTGCACAGTGACAGCACAGATCTGGACGCACTGACCGCCGCCTATATGAAAGGGTGGGAGGGTATCAGTGACGATGGAACGCTAGCTTTTCGGCAGGAAAAAGCACACGCGTGCTTCAATTATATTTCCGAACACGCAAAAGATTCTGCAATTACCGGATGGATTGTTGGAAATCGCTATCTATCCGATTCCGAACGATTGAATAACGCTATTATGGTATATCGGTATCTGGCAAAAGGTGAACAACCAGAACCACCCGAGCCGCCGCATCCTATGAAACCGAAACGGCATAAAATGCCTATCTGGTTATATCCCAATTTAAAAAAGGAGGTTTTAAAATGACACTAGAAGAGTATTGGACAGAAATTGTTGCCGACATTGGAAACATCGAAACGCATGGCGACGCGATCGCCGCCATCAGTGAAAAAATCAAAACAGAAGATACTGACATCGGAGCGCTGATGTCGGAGCGTGACGCACTGGTTGCGGAACGGGACGAACTGCGCGGAAAGTATGAATCTGCGGTCGCAGAAATCAAAAGCCGCTGGTCTGATCTTTCCCACGGCGGAAGTATCACAAAAGTAACCGAGTTTGGCGGAAAAGTGCCGGAAGCAGAAGACACCGCAACAAGTATCAATGATCTTGATATGTCTCAGCTCATCATGAGCGGAAAAGGAGAGTAACAATGGCAAAACTTGACATGACAAATATTAACATGCTGAACGCCGTTCGGCAGACGATGAGTGTTGATTACCGTGACAGAGTTCCTGTGGCAACGCGTGATAATATCGCGGATATTGCGAAAACGTTAACTGACCCGTACAATCCGATGACAAGAAACGAACTCGTTCCGGCACTGGTGAATCTGATCGCTAGCCAGTCCATCAGCACGGAAGCGTTCCGTAACCCGCTTAGAGTGTTAAACAGTAACGCCATGCCGTATGGAAACGGTGAACAGGAGGTTTACGTAAACTTTGCGCAGGGATATGCACACGATGCTAATATCAGTATCGAAGATGCTACCGCCATTTATGACAGCTATATCATGGCGCTGTATCATGCCATCAATTTTAACAACGACTATCCGGTGACGATCTGGTTTGAGGATATGCGCGGCGCGTTTCTCGATGATTACGGACTCAGAAGTCTAGTGCAGGCAAAAGTGGAGAGTGTCGTTTCCGCTTGTAACTGGGATGAGTTTACGACAGCGAAAGAGTTGATCGCATCCGCAAAGAGCGCTGGACAGATTTATCCGGTTCATGTGGATGCGGTTACAGATCAAGCATCCGCGAACGCGCTTGCAAAACAGATTCAGTCCTATATTGACAAGATTCAGTTTCCGAACCCACTGTACAACTTTGCAGGCGCGACATCGGCGGCAAAAGAAGATACCATTCTTTTGTTTGTCGACCCGGACACCAAAGCGGCTATGAATGTTGACAGCTACGCAAGTGCGTATAATCTTGATCGTATGATTCCGAAAGCACAGCAGGTGTTGATTGATAACTTTAACGATGCTGAGGGCATTGTCGCCGTGCTGGTAGACAAACGGTTCTTCAAAATCCGTGAACAGTATCGCATGATGGTACAGGACAATGTTAATCGTGGTTTACGATGGAACAGCACGTACACGGTGAAAGAGATGTTCTCGTACTCCCTGTTTTATCCGATCATTGTGTTTACGACCGAGACGGTTGATGTTTCTTCCATTACCGCAAGTGAAGTGGGACTGGTGAAAGCTGGAACAGATGTCAACTTCGGTAGAAATTTTTCGGTTAGTTCTACTGGCGTAGCTGATAAAGCGATTGACGTGAAAGTAGAGGGCAACTCTTCTGCCGATACGTTTGTAATCCCGGGAACTACGATTCTTCGAATCGCAAAAGACGAAAATAATCTGAAACCGAAAGAAAATAAAACAACGAGCGTAAAAGTTGTGATTACCAGTCGTTACGATTCGTCCAAAACAGCAACCATTTACTTTACTTCCGATTAATAGAGGTGGGAAACATGGAATCATTTATTCCAATGCCGCCGCAATCCGATGTGGCGGCTGTTTCCCCGCAGACCACGGTTATTTTGGCTAGTGGTATTGAGTGGGGAAACGATTATGAACACGTAAGATACTACGAAAACGGAAAAGCAGGTTGTCTGGCGCACGTAAGAGAAAAAGCAATCCATATTTTTAAGCAGTCCGCGCCCGTGAGATGGGGAGAACTGACTTATAAAGGAAAAGGGAATGAGAGTGAATTTCTGAAATGCAATTATATTGCTTTTCAGAACAAACCCTATACGGAAGAATGGTATTTCGGTTTTGTGACGCGCGTAGAATGGTTGAGTGACGGAAGTTTTAAGATTTATTTCGAACCCGATCGTTTCCAGAACAGTTTTTACGATGTGGTATTACAGCCGTGCTATGTGGAACGGGAACATATTGACAAAAAAGCTGATTATGCCGGAATTAATTTAGTGCCAGAAAATCTGGAAACGGGGGAATACGTGGACAATCCGAACGAACAGAAACTTTTGAATCTCGGTCCGATGCAGTATTGTTTGAGCGCGAGTGCAGACGAAAACGGAACAAATATTATACCCATTGTCAATCAGGGAATTTTATCTGGTTTGACATTTACTCGGAAATCAAAATATACGGACTTAATCACAGTTATCCAGAATTACGTCAAAAGCGGAAACGGAGATGCGATTGTTAATGTATATCAAGCACCAGAAGCGTGTTTCCGGACAGATGCATCTGCTTATACACAAGTAACCGTTCAGCCAGATGCACTTGACGGCTATATACCGAAAAACAATAAACTATATCAGTATCCCTATTGTTATTGTCTGGTCAACGATGGTTCGGGAATACAGCATACTTTTAATTTCGAATACGGTAAAAATGGAGCATTAACCATGCAGGTGTATGGCGTTATGTTTAATATTCCGGCAATCTTTGTGGCTCCGCGTGAATATAAACGTACTGGTGGGTCAAAATCCCCATACGGTTTTATCATCAATAATTTCCCACAGTGTGCATGGACAAATGACGGCTATCAGGCTTTTCTAGCGCAGTCTAGTCCGTTATGGGACTACTCCAAAAAGCAGAATGCAATATCGCAGATTGGAAATTTAGCCGGAGGATTAGTCGGAGCATTAAGCGGAAATTTAGCCGCTGGCGTTGAAAGCATTTATAGCACGGCAACCGGAACATATCTACTGAACGAAAACATTAACGCACAAAAAGAAAGTCATGATTTGATTCCACCGACAGCAAAAGGCAATTCATCTGGAAGTTATGTTGCCACCGCATTGTTCGGCAGTCAAGTTTACTGTCATGTGATGAGTGTAACCGCTCAGATGGCAAAAACAATTGACGATTTTTTCACAATGTACGGATATGCAACGCACAAAATTAAAGTACCCAATATTACGGGGCGTTCAAATTGGAATTTTGTCAAAACGGTTAATTGTAGCTTGCATGGTTCGTGTGTTACCGATGATATCAACTTTTTGCAGACAATGTTTAACCGCGGCGTTACGTTCTGGCATACGGACGATGTGGGAAACTATAGTCTTTCCAATAAATAAGGAGGTGATATCATGTACAATAACCCGTATCGGGTGAGTAACAAGGAAGTATGGGGACAGTGGGAAAATAATCCGAATACATCACCGGAAGAAAAACTATATTTCCGGCACTTTTTTGACAAGTTTGTAAATTTAGCATTATCACGTTATGAGTATGACGGTTTACCGGATGAGATTCCGCCGCGGATGCTCAACTCCTATCTGTTATGGCAGGGAATGTGTCTGTTCAAAAAAGAACCAATCACCGGACTATTCGGCGTTTTTGGTGTGAATCTGGTTGGGGAACCGGATATTTACGGCATCCCTACCGATTGGATTGCGTACGCCATGAATGGACAGTATTATGAACAGACGGATAAAGAAGAAAGCGCGTTGATTTTCGCAAGACCTTTTGCCGTGCCGGAAATTCTTAGTATTATTCTTCATGCGCAAAGTTTGGCGGAGAAAAAAGCGTCAACACGGGTTAACGTTATTCAACAGAGGACACCTGTAGTAATCAGCGGGGATAGCACGCAGAAGTTATCCATTGACAATTTTATTCAAAAATGGGTAAAAAACATTCCGTTTATCAAAGCCAAAAACGATCTGCGAAAACAGATTCAAATTGATACGATTGATCTGAAAGTACAGCCAATTTTTAACGAACTTGACACCGCCGCGCAGAGAGAAGTAGCAGAATGTCTAGCTGATCTCGGAATCGAAGCAAGCGGCGTTGAAAAACCGGAACGGCTGGTTTCCGCGGAAACGAGTTACAACGATGGAGAAATCGAGTTGACAAGAAACGGGAATCTGGCTACCATTCAGAGGGGACTTGATGCGATCAATAAAATGTATGGATTGAATATCCATGTACGTTTTAATTCTAAGATGGTAACACCGATTAACCGACCGGATGTTTTCGACACTACAAATGCCAAAACCGACACACCAGAAAACCAGGAAAAGGACACATCAGAAAGTGAGGTGGAATAATGTTTCTTGACTATAACTACGAAACGAAAACACTAACAAATACGATCGAACAGTTAGTTATTGCAGACAACGTGATTCATCCACTTGAAAAACAGAACATTGATGGAATGATTGAAAAGGCAGTTGAACTCGTATTCAATTTTGAATTTCCGTTTTATGTCGGAGCAACTGAAACAGAGTATGAAGACACAAAACTTGCGTTCGAAAAAACGTTCTGTTTACAGTATTTCCGCGAGCAGATCGGGTTGGAAACGATTGGTGAATTTCAGTATCATCTGAAAAAAATCCTTACGGTTAACATGCCATATTACGAGCAGTTATACAGGAGTATTACTTTTGAGTACGACCCGCTTATCACTCATAAGAGTACACGAAAAGTAACGAGTACAAAAGACGATACTCGAACAGGTGTGTTCTCGGGAGACAGCACAGCGAAAAACACAACGACAGCCGATACAAATAACAATACACAAAATATCCATTCCGACAACCCTCAGATTAATTTCGCCGGAACGAATTATGCGTCTACGATGGATCGGGAGCAGAATACCATCCATAATAGTGCGGTAAGCAATGGAGAGAATACAACAAAAACCAATAGCAATGACACGTATCATGCAGATAATAATGATACGATTGAAGATGCGGGTTTTGACGGTAGTTACTCATTAGAAGTACAGAGATTCCGCGATACCATCCTAAACCTTAACAAGCGTATCTGTGATGATTGTAAAGAATTGTTTTATCAATTTTATTAAGGAGGTGTAGCAATGGCAGACAAACCAAAGATTCCAGATTTTCCAAATTTGCCCGACTTTGGTCAGATGATTACGCAGGCTTGTGAGGTTGTTGCAAGTGTGCGGGGGATTCCGTATGATTTTAACGGAACGTTAAGTTTGGAAAACAAATTTGTTGTGCTGTTTAAAACGGTCAAAGAAATGTTTGACGCGCAGGACGAACTTGTGAAAAGTTATAAGGCTTTACATGCTTTTATCAATCAGTATTTTTCAAATCTCAACTTACAGAACGAAGTAAACAAGAAAATCGAAGAAATGAAAGAAAGCGGAGAACTGCTTAATTTGCTGAAACCAACTGTAAGCAACGAAGTAGCGACATGGTTGACAGCTAATATCACGAATCCATCCAATCCGCCGATTGATAAGTCATTGACGGTAGAAAATTCCGCCGCTGATGCTAAAATTACGGGAGATAAAATTAATTCACTAAAGGAAAATTTAGTTGGACTACAAAATATTAATAATATATTAAATTATAGCACGATTGATAATACTGCACTTCTTACAACAGGCAAACTAGAAATTCTTAATGATTGGTATACCACCGACTTTATAAATGTTACAGGATGTAATGAATATTTTCTCAACGGTAGTTGGAAAAAACCTTCAAATCAAAAATATGCTAGTGTAATATATTTCAATAGTGAAATGAAAATATTAAACTTTATTAATGAAGCAGGAACACAAACATATAATATGGAAAAAATTTCTTTTCCTCCAAATACGGCATATGTTAGATTTTGCTTTAATATTGTATCAACACTTCAAATATTTATGGATATTCCTAGTATGAATGAACGAGTAGGTTTGAAAACTGCAAAAGCAATATTTAATCATAAAATATCAAATGGCGGTACTGTGGATAAAAATGATTCATTCGTAACATCTAATTTAATACCAATCAATAATGAAACGAATTTTATTACCGTAAAAAAAGGAAATTTTGTTGATGACAACTCTTTTTTCTATATCTCATTTTGGACGAGACCATCTACTTCTTCCGGATTACTTGTAAAAGGTTACCAAAATTATTTATTAAGTGAAAATTTTACGAATATCAAAATTCCAGACGGAGCAAAATATTTTTGTTTTTCGTGGCAAAAGAAAGATTACCCTCCAATGTATAAACAAGATTCGGATATATCGGAAAATAACACACCAATTGATGTTATTGGAAAATATATGACAGTGAACGCCCCTAATTATAACTATAGAATCTGTTTAATTGGTGACAGTATAACGCAAGGTATGGGGTCGTCAGGTTTTCAACAGTATAATACCGTTATTGATGGTCAGACTTATAATGTGAGAGGTAATGGACCGAATAACCCGAATGCTACATCTGATTATAAAATTGGGGAATTTCTTTGGACTTCCGGTGGTAGACGATGGTATGAAGCACTGGACGGAAATGGTTGGGCACAATTATTTAAAAATTATATGAATGAAAAATTCAAAATAATTGTTAGAAACTTTGGAATGAGTGGAATTGATAGCGAAGATTTAAAATACTTTATCAATAATTTCATGGATACCTCCTATAACTTTGATTGTATCGTTTTAATGATTGGTACTAACGACAGACAATACGGCAACTTAAAATCATTCTATACGAATATTAATGACACTATTAAAACAATTAAAAATTATGGAAAAGACTTAATAATTATGGCTTGCATACCTGCATCAATCGAAAACGAAAAAGAATTCCGTACTCACATGGAAGATATTCACAATGCACTTAGAAATATTTCATGTGAAAATAAAATTCCATTTATTAGCGTTTATAATTTATTCATTGACTATTGTTCTAACAAAGGAATAACAATAGATAGCCTACTTTCAGATGGATTGCACCCTAACGATAATGGATATCAAGTAATGTTTCAATTAATTTCTAATGCTATGGGAATAGCATTAAAAAGACCAAACGCAACATGGTAAGCAACAATCGAATGTCGGTGTGTGACTAAAAGATTCAAGTCAACGAAAGCAAACTTTAATTAACTAAGTAACAAAAGTTACACACATATTTACGCCGCCCGTGTCCGTCACCCGGAGGGCAACCGCCTCCGGCGGTCATCGGCGGACATCCGACCGATCACTCACGATTACTAA